CCTCCGTTTTTGCGCGNTCAGCTCNGGAAGGCCCCTTAAANTCGTTGNCCCGCAACAACTTCCGCGGCCNGGGCGNGGTCGGGTTGCGTTGNNCCGCAACGACTTCCGCGAGCGGCAGCAGCGTGGGCGCGGGAGTCATTGCCGCGCAACGCTTTCCGTGTGCGCCTCGACGTGTCGGGACGTTGCTGCGCGCCAATGGATTTGGCGGCTGCGTAGCGAGGTGCGCGGAAAGCGTTGCCGCCCAGAGGCGGTAGGCTCGTAGGAGGTCGCGCCAGAACTGTTGGCGCACAGAGGAAGTAAAGGAAAACACAGTCACCATGAGCGAATATGCGGTTGAGGCGTTCGCGCCGTCGGAATTGCGTCTGTACCAACGTAATCCGCGCAAAGGCAAGGTTGATGCGATTGTCGGTTCCCTGCTGGCAAATGGGCAGTATCGGCCCGTTGTCGTGAACAGGGGGACTCACACCGGGCGCGAGAACGAGGTGCTGGCGGGCAATCACACAGTGATGGCGTTCCGTGAGCTTGTGCAGAAGTACCCCGACGATGAGCGGTGGCATCGGGTGACGTGCTTCGTTATCGATGTCGACGAGGACGCCGCGAAGCGGATTGTGTTGGCAGACAACAGAACAGCCGACCTGGGTGGGTACGACGACGAGGTGCTGGCGGAGTTGTTGCAGGAGCTTCCTGACCTGTCCGGCACCGGCTACACCGACGAAGACCTCGACAAGCTGCTGGCGGGGAGCATTGTTGACGGCGATGCTCCAATCGAAGAGCCGCCGGTGGTGTTCGGGGTTGTTGTTGAGTGTGACACTGAGGCGCAGCAGACGCTGCTACTGGAACGCCTTGATGCAGAAGGGTTTCGGGTTAGGGCGTTGATGTGAGGGTTGACATTGATTTGACGCTTGATCCGCCGCGTAGCGTCAGGGCGCAGCAGGTGTCGGGCATGTTCGATGTACCTCTGACCGACAAGCTTGCGGCCAGCTGGTCACACAACCTGCCCATCGAGGAGAGGCCGTGGCAGGTCGGTCTTGTGGTTGGGGCTTCCGGCGCTGGCAAGTCCGTTCTGGCTCGCGAACTTTGGGGTGACCGCGTTGTCGATGGCTTTGAGTGGACCGACAAGCCGATCATCGACCAGTTCCCACGCGATATGTCGATCAGGGACATCACGGCGCTGTTGACGAGCGTCGGGTTCGGCACGGTACCGGCCTGGTTGCGTCCCTACTCAACTTTGAGCAACGGTGAGCGCTTCAGAACCGATATGGCGCGTGCCGTTGCCGAGTCTGATGGCTCATTGGTTGTGGTGGACGAGTTCAGCAGCGTGGTCGACCGGCAGGTGGCTCGCGTTGCCTCCCACTGTGTTCAGAAGATGATCAGGCGCAGCAACCGGCAGTTCGTCGCCGTCACCTGTCACTACGANGTAATCGATTGGCTTCAGCCGGACTGGGTCTATGATGTTACGCGGCTTGAGTTTTCGTGGAGGTCGGTTCGACCCCGACCNGCCATGCGGCTCACAGTCCACGAGGCTTCGACCTCTNTATGGAAGGTTTTTGCGCGACACCACTATCTGAGTTCCGAAATCGCGAAGTCCGCAAAGTGTTTCGTGGCGTGCGTAGACGGCGAACTGTGCGCCTTCACCAGCTACCTGCACTTCCCACACGCCAAGACCCGCAATATCAAGATGGGTCACCGGCTGGTCGTGCTGCCGGACTATCAGGGCTTGGGAATCGCGTCGCGGCTTGAAGATTGGCTTGGGCAGTGGCTAGCTGATCAGGGCTATCGCTACCGCAATGTCGTGGCACACCCGGCGATGATCGCGCTGTACTCGCGGTCGCCCCGTTGGCGTGAGACACACTCGCGGAGCAAGTCTGTGCGGACGACATCGAAGAGCCGCAGCCTGAAGCGGCAAGCGTTGTCGAGCCGACGCCTGGTGGTGCGCTCATTTGAGTATCAGCCGCCAGCGAAAGAGCAAGTCTCATGAGAACGTTCGTGGCAGCGAAGCTGCACAACCTGCACGTGACCGATGCCAGCGTGGATTATGTCGGCAGCGTCACCATCGCGTCAGAATTGCTGGCCGAGGTCGATATCAGGCCCTATGAGCAGGTTGATGTGGTCAACCTCAACAACGGAAGCCGCTGGACGACATACGTTCTGCCTGGCGACACTCCCGGTGTGTTCACGCTCAACGGCGGCGGCGCTCGATTGGGTGTGGTCGGTGATCGTTGTGTGGTGATCGCGTACCGGCAGGCCGAGGCGTTCCCTGGTGCGCGGGTTGTGTTCTGCGATAAGGACAACCGCGTCGAGCGCAGGGTTGAGTACCGATGATTGTGTTGGAGCTTGGGCAGTATGTGGCACCGGCGTACGCGGGGATGGTGCTCGCTGAGCAGGGCCACTGCGTGGAGAAGTGGTACCAGCAGAATGACCCGGTACTGGGACTGCATAACGGCAAGCAGCTATGGAAGTGGTTGCAATACGGAAAAGTGTTGCAGGAGCGCCACTCCCGAGAGGTAGTGAACATTCCGAAGGGCCGGTTCGATGTCATCATCGACAACCATCGGGCCGACGCGTGGCAGCGGTGGGGGATCGACCCGGCCGAGGTAGCCGAAGCCCTTGATGTGGTGTGGGTTTCGCTGCGGGCCGACGACGATGAACGCAGTTTCGATGTGATTGCCCAGGCTCGCGCCTGGGGTGATCGTGGCATGTTGCCGTTCTACATCGGGGACACCGCCGCCGGTCTGTGGCTCGCCTTCAAGGCTGTCGCTACGCGTAGTTCGGGGCACTATGTGATCCGGCAGGCCGCAGCGCTCGCCAAGTTGGTCGAGGGTGAGCTTGTCGTGGATCGTTCGCAGCCGTGGGATGCGCCGGGCACCTACGGGTTTGACGAGTACGGTGCCTATGTCGAGTATCGCGGTGAACGGATCGTGGAGCCGTACCGCGACGACGACTGGCGTCGGAAGCACTTGGAGCACGACGACGGACGCTTTCGTGTCTGAGAGCAGTTGAGGGAGAACGTCAATGGCAGGCTGGGGTTAGGGCGTTGAGGGTTGACATTGATTTGACGGTTGATCCGCCGCGTAGCGCCAGGGCGCAGCAGGTGTCGGGCATGTTCGATGTAAGCCTTGACGAGAAGTTGGCGTTGTCGTGGCGGCATGACTTGCCGATTGATGACGCTGATTGGCGCGTCGGGCTTATTGTCGGGCCGTCGGGTAGTGGGAAAAGCGTTCTGGCTAAACGCATTTGGGGCGATCTGGTGCGGGAGCGTTTTGATTGGTCCGATGATGCGCCGGTCATCGATCAGTTCCCGACCGGCATGCCGATTCGCGATATCACGAACCTGTTGACAAGCGTTGGTTTCGGCACCGTTCCGGCGTGGCTGCGACCGTACTCGACGTTGAGTAATGGCGAGAAGTTCCGCGTTGATATGGCGCGCGCTATCGCTGAGTCGGAAGACCTTGTGGTTATTGACGAGTTCACGAGCGTTGTCGACCGGCAGGTGGCGCGGGTTGCGTCGCACAGCGTGCAGAAGGCGATTCGGGGTGTCGAGAATCGCCGGTTGGTGGCGGTTACCTGCCATTATGACGTGGTTGATTGGCTGCAACCTGATTGGGTGTATGACGTTGCTGCCCAAGAGTTTTCGTGGAGGTCGGTTCAACCCCGACCCAGCCTCAACCTCAAGGTCTTCAAAGCTAAGCGCGATGTTTGGCGAGTGTTTGCTCGACACCACTATCTGAGTTCGGAGCTAGTCTCTGCGGCGCAGTGTTTCGTGGCTACCGTAGATGATCAGTTGTGCGCCTTCGTGGCTTACCGGCACTTCAGCCACCCGCGTACGAACAACATCAAAATGCTGCATCGGTTGGTGGTGCTGCCTGACTATCAGGGTTTGGGAATCGCTTCGCGCCTTGCTGATTGGTTGGGGCAGTATCTCGCCGACCGTGGTTACCGGTGCAGAAACGTGGTTGCTCATCCCGGCATGATAGCGCTGCATAGCAGGTCGCCGCGTTGGCGTGAAACTAAATCGAAAGCCAGGTCTGTGCGTACGACGACATCTGATCCATGGCTTCGGAAGTTGAATATGTCGTCGCGCCGCCTCCTGGTGCGTTCGTTCGAGTATCAGCCTCCGGCACAAGGCAGGGGCGCCTGAGCGGGCTAAACGCTCTGGCGCACAAGGAGAATGGAAGGTTTTGTAGTCTGATGGCAGCACCGAAGCCTCGTCATGCGAACTTGAAGCTGATCGAAGGTAGGGGCAATGGGCGCGATAGCGGTGGTCGGAAGATCAAGACGCCGCCAGCGTTCACCCGCAAGCCACCGAAGCGGCCAAAGCACTTGTCTCCCATTGCGCTTGAGCTGTGGGACCGGGTGTGTGAGGAACTGCCGAGACTTGGCCTGTTGAAGGACATCGATGGTCCTGCGCTTGAAATGCTTTGCGAGACATACGCTGTCTGGCGGCAGGCTGTTGATGTTCGGCAGAAGAAGGGTGTGCTTGGGAAGAACAGTCAGGGTATCGTTGAGGCGCCGTGGCTGAAGGTTGAGCGTGAGTCGGCTAAGGAGTTTCGCGCGTTGTGCGCCGAATTCGGTTTGACGCCTTCGGCTGAAATGCGACTGGCTGGACCGTCGACGGGTACTGGTGAGCCGAACGCCGACAACCCGTTCGCTGGCTCGTAGGGAAGGATTCGAAGGTGTCTGAGGAACCGATCGTGAAACATCTTGGGGCTGCGACTCGTTCGCTGATCATTCTGGCGGATGAGGTGCGCACTGAGGCTCCTGCTCCTGTGCAGCTTCGTGGCTACAAGGCGAGCGGTATTCAGCTTGTTGTGAACGTGTCGGAAGTCGACGACGAGGGTTCGCCGAAGATCAAGGTTAAGCTGTCTGGCGTAGATGTGTTGAGCGACAGCACGTTTGATCTGGTGGAGTCGATTGAGATGGCGAGTGTCGGCACGCATGTGCTGACCGTGTACCCAGGCGTCGGCGAAGTCGCGAATGTGTCTGTGTCTCAGGTTCTTCCGCACGTTGTGCAGATCGGGGTTACGCATGACAATGCGGATGAGATTGCTTACAGCATCGCCGCCTACTTGCTCGACTAGGGGCTTGGCTATCAGTGGTGTGTGATGGCGGGTCAACGGAGTCGTGCGCGCACAGGTACGCGAAGTGCTAGTCGTCGCGCCAGCGGGCAGACAAGCATCGAAAAGGCTTGGGCGGAAGCTGATCTCGACGCGTTGAAGATTAGTCCGGAGGTCGCGTGGTATATGGAGTCGCGCGGCTACAAGGTGCCGGACTGTCCGCCGTTGATTAAGACGCCGGAGCCGGGCTATGTGAAAGTGTCTGCGGCGCGCGGCTATCGGTTCGATCCTGAGCGGGTTGACAAGGTGATCAACAGCTTTCGGCAGCTGCGGCACACCAAGGGTCATATGGCCGGTCACGTGTTCGAGCCTGACCCGTGGCAGGTTGCGTATGTCATTGCACCGTGGGCGGGTTGGATCACGAAGTCGCCGGATACGGGCGAATGGGTTCGCGTGATCACGTTGATGTACGTGGACCTGCCACGTAAGAACGGGAAAACCACCCTTGCCGGTGGTATCGGGCTGTACATGACTGGCGCCGATGGTGAGCACGGTGCCCAAGTGCTGAGTGCCGCAACGACAAAGGATCAGGCTTCGTTCGTGTTCGAGCCGATGCGACAGCTTGTGCTCAAGTCTGGTCTGCGTGCGTACCTGAAGCCCTACAAGTACAAGATTCTTCACCCCGCTAGCGGCTCGTATTTTCAGCCTGTCGCCAATGCGGGAGATGCGCAGCACGGTGCGGATATTCACTGCGGCATCGTCGACGAACTTCATCTGCACAAGGAGATGACGTTGATCGACGCGCTCGAAACAGGTACTGGCTCAAGGACTCAGCCGCTGATCATGTACATCACGACGGCGGACGCCGGTAAGCGTCATACGCCGTATGACGTGAAGCGTGACCGCATTGAGAAGCTGGCGAGCGGTGTGCTGAAAGACCCGACCACCTACGGTGTTGTGTTCGCTGCGGACGCGAAATCGCCTGATTTCGACCCGTTTTCGATCAAGACGATCAAGAGTGCCAATCCTGGCTTCGGTATCAGCCCGACGAAGCGTTACTTGCTCGGCGAGGCCGAGAAGGCGAAGGAGTCACCGGCTGCGTTGGCGCGATATCTGCGGCTGCACTTGGGAATTCGCACGAAGCAGGAGTTCCGGTTCATCGATGTCGAGGATTGGGATGTCAACGCCGCGATGGTCGACGCTCGAAAGCTCAAGGGAGCGTTGTGTTATGGCGGGCTGGACCTTGGTTCGACGAGTGACTTGACGGCTCTGGTGTGGGTGTTCCCGGACATGGATGACGGCGCGTTCGATGTGCTGGCGAGGTTCTGGACGCCGGAGGAGAATCTGGTGAACCTCGACGACCGGACCGCGAATGCTGCGTCTACTGAATGGGTTCCGCAGGGTTGGTTGCGCACGACGCCGGGCAATGTCACGGACTACCGCTTCATCAAGAAGCAGATTGACGAGGATTTGTCGACGTTCGAGGTTGCCGAGATTGCGTACGACCCTTGGCACGCGCAGGAATTGGTGAATGACTTGGTGAACGATGGCGCACCGATGGTAATGATGCGGCAGGGTTATGCGTCAATGTCTGCGCCTACCAAGGATTTTCAACGTTTGGTGAAAATGGGTGCGCAGCTCGACGAGGATGGGCACCCGGTCAGGCCGATCATCCGGCACGGCGGCAATCCCGTGTTGCGTTGGATGATCGACAATTTCGCTGTCCAGATGGACCCGGCGGGGAATGTGAAGCCGGACAAAGTGAATGCGGGCGACAAGATCGACGGCGTTGTGGCGCTGATCATGGCTTTGGGTCGTGCGCTGGCGAACGCGCCGGACGACAGCGAAGTGTGGGGCTTGTACATGTGATGTGGCGCAACAAGATTGGAGAGTGGTGATCAACAACATGTCTGGGCTGCTGGCGGTAGTCGGGTTGGCGGCGATTATCACCGGAGTTGTTCTGCACTTCGGTGTCGCCGCCGGTCTGATCGTCGGTGGGGGCCTGGTGCTGCTCGTGTCGGGTCTGTTGTACGACCCAAAAAACAAGGGCGGCACGGGAAAAGGCAACGACGGTAATGGTCCGATGTTGAGGTCGGTCTGAGGCTGTGAACCTGTTAGAACGTATCCGTGGCCGGTTGCTCGGCGAGAGTAGCCGTGATTTCGGGTCGGTGGATGACTACATCAGCCTGTATAACCAGTTCTTCTACAACGGTTTTGGGCATTTGTTCACCGGAGGCGCCGTTCAGCAATCGCTTGGCGGTGAGACGACGGAGCCTCCCTCGTCCACGTTCGTCGGTTTGGCCACGAACGCGTACGCGGCAAGCGGGCCGGTGTTCGCGTGCGAGATGGTGCGAATGCTGGTGTTCTCGTCGGTGCGTTTTATGTGGCAGAACATCATTGACGGCAAGCCATCCGATCTGTGGGCCGACGATCCGAGTCTTCGTCTGCTGCAACGTCCTTGGAGCGGCGGCACGACGCAGGACTTGCTGGTGGCGATGATCCTTGACGCCGATCTTGCCGGTAACGCGTATATCATGCGCAACGGCGATGAGCTGGTGCGGCTGCGTCCCGATTGGGTGCATATCGTGTTGGAGCCTCGTGCTGTGTACGGTGGTCCCGGTGCTGTCGGTGGCGGCCAAATCGGTTACCGCAGAGTCGGTTACATCTACCAAGAGGGTGGTGTCAACAGCGGTGAGTCGGAGCCGGTGTTCCTCGACGTAGACGAGGTTGCGCATTTCGCGCCGGTGCCGGACCCGCTGGCGTCGTATCGCGGAATGTCTTGGCTTACACCGGTTTTGCGCGAGGTGTGGGCCGATCACGCGATGACTCGGCATCAACGAAAGTTCTTCGATCAGGGCGCTACGCCGAACATGATCGTGAAGTACCAGCCGGGAATGACGCTGGAAAAGATCAAGGCGTTCAAGGAGCTCCTGGAAGAACGCCACACAGGTGTCGACAACGCTTACAAGACACTGCATTTGGCGCCCGGCGCGGACCCTGTGCCTGTCGGCGCCACGCTGCGGCAGGTGGACTTCAAGGAGGTTCGCGGCGCTGGCGAGACGCGTATCGCCGCAGCGGCTGGTGTTCCGCCTGTAATCGCCGGTTTCTCAGAGGGTTTGGCGAACGCCACCTACTCGAACTTCGGGCAGGCTCGTCGTAAGTTCGCCGATGCGACGATGCATCCGTTGTGGGAGAACGCTGCTGGCAGCTTGGAAGTGATCATGCCGAAGCCTCGTCGGCGCGGTATGCACCGGCTGTGGTACGACGCCACGGGTGTGCCGTTCCTGCGCGAGGACGAGAAGGATGCAGCCGAAATCGCGCAGATTGAGGCAGAGACGATCAACAAGTTGATCACTGCTGGATACACGCCGGAGTCCGTTGTGAAAGCCGTTACGGCACAGGATTGGCGGCTGCTTGAGCACACAGGGTTGACCAGTGTGCAGCTTATGGAGCCGGGTTCGCAGCCGGGCACGGGTAAGCAGGATGATGATGAGCCGCAACGGAATCGGGCTTTGGCCCCGACCAATGGGAGGATTGTCCGTTGAGCGAGATCGAACGTCGCAGCGCGGTCCCTGCGGGGAGCGGTATCAGACAGGCGCCTTTTGCGTTGCGGGACAACGGCGATAGCGAGATCGAAGGCGACGGCTGGACCCTCGACGGCTACGGCGCTGTGTTCAATCGCATGACTGTCATCGACAGCTGGGAAGGCGTGTTCCGTGAACGTATTGCGCCCGGCGCGATGCGGAAGTCGTTCCGGGAGAATCCGCCAATTGTGCAGTTCGACCACGGTCGCCACCCGCTGATCGGATCGTTCCCGATTGCGAACCTCCGTTTCGCGCGCGAGGAAGTGGACCCGGAGCTGGCGCCTGAGGGTGGTGCGCATATCGTCGCTGATATATTCCGGCACTTGTTTTTTGAGCCGTTGCGGGAGGCTATCGCCGCTAAAGCTGTGCGCGGCATGAGTTTCCGCTTTTCGGTTGTGCGTGAGAAGTGGGAGACCGCTGACGGCAAGGTAATTCGCGACGAGGACGAGTTGTTGAGCGAGTTGCGACGTACGTGGAGCGGCGATGTTCCGGAGGAAGAGTTGCCGATTCGGACGTTGCAGGAGCTTCGGGTTCCCGAGATGGGGCCGGTGGTTTGGCCAGCGTACAGCGAGACGTCGGTGAGTGTTCGCGGCAAGCAGGTGATCGATCTTGCGGAGCTTGACCGCGATCCCGAGACGCGCGTTGCGTTGGCACGTAAACTTTGGGCGATGCCTGCTGTGGGCAAGTCCAGGGAAACACAGTCGAGGTCGGACGACGCGCCGCAAGCCACGGTGCCGGAGGCCAGCGCGGAACAGCAGTCCGCGCAAGTGGCTTCACGCGACACCGCCGGGGAGCACCCGTCGTCGCCCTCAGCGAGAGGTAGTGACGCGCCGCGATCCACTGATCAGGGTCACCGCGAACGCGCTGTGCGCCAGCGTGATTCCCTGTCAGCCGGTAAGCACCCGTCGAAACCGCAACCGCGTGAACGTATTACCAAGACAACGATTGCTCGCGAACTGGTGCGTTCACGAAAAGTGTTGATGTCCATCAATCCAATCGGAGGTAACGATGCCTGAAGACCTGCCGGTCAATGACGGCGGCGATCAGGGTCACGACGACGAGCGCCGCTCGGCTGGGCCGACCCTGACCCATTCGCAGGCCGTGAACCGTCTGCATGAGATTCGTGCAGAAATGCAGCGGCTCAACGAACTTGATCGCCTCACCCCGGAGGACGAGGCGTACTTCATCGAACTTCGCGATGAGTTCGACGAGGTCGACGAGCACCGTAAGCGCCTTGAGCGCAAGCATGAACTGGCTCGGATCAATCGGGCTGCCGAGAACGTGGACAAGTCGATTCGCGGATTGCGCCTGATTCCTGGCAGCACAACGGGTTCGCGCAGCGACGAGTACGACCGTGACCCGATTCTGCACCCGGATTCGGTGGAGGACTGCCGATTCCGTGATCCGTGGGATCTGAGTGAGGTTCGCACTTTCGGGCGTGACCCGTCCGATGTGTCGCAGGAGCTGCGTTCGCGCGCGCTGTCGGCGATTGAGAAGATGCAGGGCGCCAGCGACCGAATCCGTTCTGCCGCAACGGATATGCTGGAGAAGTTCGACACTCGCGACGCGAAGATCGCGCAGTTCATCCTGCATACCTCGAAGCCTGCCTATATGCGTGCGTGGGCGAAGATGGCGTGCAACCGGGCGAACACGCTGACCGTTGAGGAACAGCGTGCGCTGGCTGAGGTCGACCGGTTCCGGTCGATCACGCTGACCGACGCCAAGGGTGGCTATCTCGTTCCGTTCCAGCTGGACCCGACGCTGATCATCCTGTCCGGCGGTGTGCGCAACGACATCCGCCAGGTTGCGCGGCAGGTTGTGGCGACCGGCGATGTGTGGCACGGCGTTGCCTCGTCGCATGTCCAGTGGCGTTGGGCGGCTGAGGAATCCGAGGCCACCGATGGTGCGCCGACCTTCAGTCAGCCGACGATCCCGAACTACAAGGCAGACGGGTTCGTGCCGATTTCCATTGAGGCACTTGCCGATGAGGCGAATGTCGCGCAGGAGGTCGGTCGTCTGCTTGCCGGTGGCAAGACGGACCTTGAGGCCGATGCGCTGATCAACGGCACCGGCTCGGGTCAGCCGACCGGCCTGATCACCAAGCTGAAATCCGCTGGCGCTACTGTGGTTCTGCCGTCGGACACCACGGAC